GCGCGGATCCAGAGCAGTGGGTCAACTATCAGATTGCGTCCTTGCGCTCGAATCCGATCAGCAGAGCGGATCTGAATCAAATCTTACAACGTTGCGATGCCTTAAAGATCGCCATACAGGATCGACTGGTGAAGTCTGTCAACTGAAATACGACAAAACAACAAGTACATTTAATGAAACAGGAATTGCAGCAGTGTTCGACCAAGAACCAGATTACTAAACCCAACCCACCTACAGCTGAAGCAATTGAGAAAGCACAGTTTGTAGATAAAACATACCAATGGACTAATGCTCGTATTCGATCTGGAGAGTAACGGACTCCTAGATGATGTTACCAAGATCCACTGCCTTGTTATTTATGACAGCGAAACTGACGAAACAGTTGCTTACAACGACGAAGGCAAGGAAGAACCAATTGTCAGAGGTATACAAAGATTAGAAGATGCAGATGTAATCACCGGCCACAATGTAATAAATTACGATATACCTTGCATACAAAAACTCTTTCCTTGGTTTGAACCTAAGGCACTTGTAGTGGATACATTACTTCTGTCAAGGCTTTACCACACTAATCTCCTTGATCTAGATCATCAACGAAAGAAAGAAGGCAAGCTACAAAACCTACCTTTACAGAATTATGGAAGACACTCTCTTGAAGCCTGGGGCCACAGATTAAATGTGTACAAAGGCGCATTCGGGAAGGACAGTGATTGGAAAGAGTTCTCTGAAGAAATGCAGGACTACTGCAAACAAGATGTAAACGTCACCAAAGAACTATGCGACCATTTCCAACCTTACCTGAGTGGGTTGCGCTAGAGCACGAGGTTGCTCAATTATTAACTAAACAACAACTACATGGATGGTATTTTAATGAACGCGCTGCATGGGAACTTGCATCGTCTCTCAGAAAAGAGCTTGAAGAAACTCGTAAGTTACTACGTGAAAGGCACCCTTTCGTTGCGGGACCAGTATTCACTCCTAAACGAGATAATCGGACCCAAGGCTATGTCGCTGGTGCTCAATTCACACGCCTTAAAGAACTAAACACTTCATCACGAGATCATATTGCATGGATCCTGAAAACTTTTCACAACTGGAACCCGACCCAGATGACTGCTACTGGCAAGGCCATTATCGACGAGGTGATTCTGAACGACATAGGCACACCGACTGCCCTTGCATTCCAGAAGATTTTGACGATAACGAAGATGCTTGGAATGATATCCGAAGGCGCGAACGCGTGGCTCAAGCTATGTACGAGTGCTAGTCGGGTCCACCATTCATGTCTGACAAACACTTCAACTTTTAGATGTAGTCATAAAAACCCAAACCTGGCACAAACACCGAGCGATCCTCGATTCAGAGAATTATTTATAGCCACACCTGGAAAGGTGATGGTTGGAGCAGATTTAAGCGGGATCGAATTAAGAATGCTTTCGCATTACTTAGCACGCCTAGATGGTGGACGATATGCAGACATTCTTTTAAACGGAGACATTCACCAAACTAATGCTGATGCCATTGGCGTGTCAAGATCTACTGTGAAAAAAATTTCGTATGCGTTTTTATATGGCGCCGGCAATGTAAAACTAGGGCACTGTTATGACAAACAACTTTCCGAGGACAAGGCAAAGGCAAAAGGTAAAGAGATTCGTGAAGCGTATATCGCAGCTATTCCAGGCCTTGCGGAGCTACTTACAGGCGTAAGGCAACGAGCCGAAGATGGCTACTTAAAAGCAATAGACGGAAGAAAGGTATACCTCACTTCACCGCATTGCGCCCTTAACTATTTACTTCAATCATCCTCCGCAATTTTAGCAAAGCGTTGGCTATTGATAAACCAAAAAACTATTAACTCCACTGAGTTGTGTGCAACACAGCTCGCATTTATACATGACGAATTACAATTTGAATGCAGTCCAGAGCACGCAGGAGACCTATCAACATCCTTGGTATTCTCAGCAGCAGCAGCTGGCGAATACTACAAACTCAGATGCCCAATTGCAGCAGAAGCAAAGCAAGGGGAAAACTGGTCACAAGTTCATTAACAAATACTCAACAAATCGCTTAGGTGATATTTGCGAACAGTTTGTAGTCTACGAAGCCTTGAAGAGAGGAGCCGAGGTATATACCAACGCCTCATGCAAAGGTAAAACAGATCTAATTATTGGATTTGAAGAAGGCGTAGTTTATGAATTTGACGTAAAGAGTGGAAACCTAAAGCAAAGGGCAAACGGTGAATGGTCATGGCGTGCGAACAACGCTGCGTTGGTAACTGGACCTAGGTGGCCAATTGTTGTAGAGCTGCGGGAAGATTGCTGGAAAGTCCGCTGGTCACTGGATCGAAAAAAGAACCCTAAATGTCCAGAAGGACTAGAGGGGTTCTGGGATTGAAACTACTAGTAGATGCAGACTACATTGTCTACAAGTGCTGTGCCAGCGCCGAAGATGAGATCAACTGGGGTGACGACGTAATCACCGTAGTCAGTAAGTTCTCTGATGCAATGAACAATGTGACTAGAGAACTCACAAAGATCAAAAACCACTTCATGTGGGATGTACCTGAAATGATCTTGTTCTTTAGTGATTCAAAGAACTTCAGGAAACAGATCTACAGTGCATACAAAGGCCACAGAAACCGTAAGAAGCCTTGCGGCTATCGAAGGGTGATCAATGAACTAGGTAACCAGTACGAAGTAATCAAGCTGCCAGAACTGGAAGCAGATGACGGTATGGGAATCTATGCAACCAAACATCCTGGCAATATCATCGTCAGTCCTGACAAAGATCTCAGACAGATCCCAGGAAGGTTGTATGACTTTAATGAAACCGTAGAGATCACTGAAGAAGAGGGCACTAACTGGCATTTAATCCAATCACTTGCCGGTGACTCAACAGATGGCTACTCAGGATGCCCAAGCATTGGAATCAAAAGAGCAGTAACGCTGTTTGAGGAGCACGGTTATACGTGGCAGACAGTAGTAGATACGTTTGAAAGCAAAGGGCTAACAGAAGAAGATGCATTGATGAATGCACAACTAGCCAAAATTTTAACCATAGACGAATATGACTGGCAAACAAGAAGCATCATTCCCTGGAATCCCACCAGCTCCAGTAGTCGAATTGACAATGGAGCAGTCATTCAAACTTAGACGACTAGAAGATCTACTACCTAAAGCAGACAAGAAGGACATCGTAACGTTGTTCATGGCTTTACAACGTCAGAACTTTGCACTAGTCAATACAGTAACCAACCTAGTAAAACAATGGCCCAATCCAATTCAATCGGACCTGCACATTACAGAAGGGGAGACATAGAAGTCTGGGATTTCATTAGAGACCAGTCACTAAATTACCACCTAGGTAATGCAATTAAATATGTATGCCGAGCAGGTTTCAAAGGAAACAAAAAAGACGACTTAAGAAAAGCAATCCACTACTTACAAAATGAGCTTGACAACACACCAGACCTTACTGGACCAAGCGGAGGAATTCCGTTCAGCTTACAATCTATCGATGATTGGGAGTGGAGCGAAGAATGTCCAGAAAGCACTGATTGATGAAGAGTGGAGTGAATTCCATGAAGCCTATCATCTTGAATCAGAAGAGTGTCAACTAAAAGAACTCGCTGATCTGGTATACGTTTGCTTTCAATTTGCAGCATCTCAAGAATGGGATCTAGACGAAGCGATGCGGCGAGTACATAAATCCAATATGTCTAAGTTAGGTGAAGATGGTAAACCTATCTATAGAGCAGACGGAAAAGTATTAAAAGGACCAAATTACAAGAAGCCGAATTTATTAGACCTAGTAAAAAATGCCTACAAAAGATTTACGAATTAATCCTGAAGAACCTGTTAAACGAAGCAACTTAGATATTGCTTACACGTTTCTTACAACAGAAGCGGTGACGCAAGCATCGGACGGAAGAATCAAACCATTATCACCAAACCAAGCAGCAGCTTTGATCGGCAGTTGGCAGGTAGAAACAGGCTCACAAGATCTGAGCAATCTAGATGTTGTAGAAAGGGGTAACGGAGGTAAGGGCAGGGGACTGTCTCAATACACCGCTACACGTAGAACTGCATACGACAAAGCTCGACAGGGTTATCTTCAACAAGGCGGTGACCCTAACAACATCGACTTTCA